TTAATTTTCGTTTCCTGTCTTAAAAATAATATTCTCAAAAGCATCCAAAGATTGTTGCTTTCGATCTCCATGAATGTGTGCATATTTTTGCAGAAAGGTAGCAGGAGTATTTCCCATAATTTCAGACAACACTTTATCAGATTCTCCACGCTCATAATTAGTAGTTGCAAAAGTATGACGGCAACCGTACAGAGTGATCACAGGTAAACTTTCCTCGTGATTTGCATTGTAACGTTTTTCGGTCCTGGTAAACATTCGATACAGATGATCAGGACGGACAGGGGTGCCGATCTCTGTATTGAAAAGAAAATCATTATCAAACAGATCTGGATATTGCAATCTCATTTCTTTCTTCCAGAGTAACTTTTTCTTAACAATCTTGTTTAGAGTATCAGGAAGGTAAACAGCTCTGAAAGAATTAGATCCTTTCATGTTGTCCTCAAGTACACCGTATTTATTCAAAGTCCGATGCATATAAAAGCACTGCCGGATTGGATCATAATCACTTTCTGCAAGCCCACAGGTTTCAGAAGGGCGAGGACCAAGCAAAATTTGACAACAGAACATTGCATAATAATGAGACTCTTTCGCTTCCATGGAACTTAAAAAGATGGAGATCTGTTCATCGGACCATGTCTGTTTAACCACGTATGCCACTTTATTTCGTTTTATTCCAATCATTGGATTATCTTTACCATCAATCAATTTTAATGGAGATACAGCGAAATTAAACACATCACAGAGGACATTGATACATTTGTTTACGGTTTCAGCTCCGTATTTGCGTTTCTTAGGATTGTTTCCATCTTCCAGACTTTTTTTTAAATTTAAAATATGCTTTGGTTCGATTGCAGAAATTGGAACATCTTCAAACACCGGGAAGATATAGCGGTCTAAGTATCCGCGGTAAGTCCGATAAGTCTGATCAGCATAAGTTTTTTTATTTGCTTCTAACCATGTATCCGCAACCTTGCCAAAAAATTCTTCAGATTGTTTCTTCACCTTTTCTTCTTTAACTTCTTTTTTAATTTGGAGGGTAAGTTTAGCATCATCCTGTTTGGCATCCTTTTTATTTTGTCTCGATGGACCGTAGACACGTTTCTTTAAAAGCGGATGCCACTGTGATGCCATATAAATTTTTTTCGTTTTTCCTGTTTTCTTACTTACACGTTCCTGTTTAATTACAGCCATATGTATCATCCTTTCTTAAAAAAGGGTACAAAAAATACACCCTTATCAATTTGTAAAATTGGTGGGTGTATGATATAATTCTGGTGTCGAGTCAGAAGCATATCACACACCACGTTGTTGATAGGTTTCTAAATTCCGTCTGGTTGTCAGCCAGGCGGTTTTTTATTTTGACCATTTTGGCGAAGTTACCGAAATGGTATTTAGTAAATTGTTTTGTCAGAGTTTGACAAAGGTAATTTGGTTATATAACGTAAAAGACCCCGTGTTTCCACGAGGTCTTTACAATGTTCGGCCCGCAAGGGGCAATGTCTTTTTAATGGGCCCGCAAGGGGCAATGTTTTAACAGGAACATTATATTATAATATATGTCTCGTGTCAAGAATTATTTACTTTCCAAGGTACAATTCTTTAATTTTATCATCTATTGCATCTAAAATTTCATTAGAAACTTTAATATTGCCTAAAACATCTTTAGAATGAAGAGGATTATAAATGCGTATTTTACTAATGGTAGTTATTTGATTAACAAGAGCAACACTACCAGTTTTCATTTTTGATATTTCTTTTCTGATTTTAGAATTATTAGAAACTAATTTGGAAAGTCGTTGAATAGAATCATATAATTCCGTAACCTGCGTTCTAAAATCTTGATCGTTTTCAAATAGAGCATCAGGATCTTCACTAGAATTTGCATATTCTTGTAGTGAATTAAGTTTTTTTGTGTCTTCTTCTAATTCTTGTTGAGCTATTGTATATTGTTCAGTCCATTTATCCGTTAATTGTTGAAAAATAGTATTTCCAAGAAAAACATCAGAAGGATGTAAAGTTTTTCCTTCTTTAACGGAAGATAAAGGTATTATTGTGAGAACAGGAGCGTTTTTAGAATCATTTTTAGTTAAAACAATAGCATAATGTAAACCACCCTGTTCACTACCGATATTATATCCTAAATGTACTTTAATAATTTCACCACGTTTGTAACGTTTTAATTTTTTAGAGTTAAAAGTTTCCTCACGTTTTAGCATATTCATATAGTTATGAAGCCAATATGAAAGAGTTATAGCATTCTTTTGTAGTTTTGGATTTTTAGAAGTTTCATAGCTATGTAAACGGGTAGAAACACTATTAATTGCTCTTTGTATTAAATCTTTTGTATTCAAAAATATCTCCTTTCAAAATGTAAAGTGTTGTTAGACTTGCATTTTTGTCAGACTCTGACAAAAGCAATTCATTTATTTCAATCTCAATCGAATCAATTCCTCATTATATCCAAGTGCACGTGCGATCTGATTCGTCGTAAATTCCTGAAATTCAAGGAAAACTTCATCGTCGATCAGAAGCTCCGTTGCAAATTTATTCGCTTCAATTTCCATTTTACTGATCAAGAGACCAGTGCGTTTCCGTAAAAATGGCGTATTAGCATCAGGATGCATGATCGCATGACCTAATTCATGGGCGCATGTAAATAGCTGGTCATGTTCGGAAAGATCGTGATTGATGTGGATCTGCTTCATGCGCAGCTGCTTATTATAGTATCCGCTGATACTTCCCAATGGTTCAAATATAACCTTTATTCCTAAATGCTGAGCAATGTCAAAAGGATTATTCGTGCCATATTTTTTCTTTAATAATCGTGTTTTTTTACGAATATCCAATGAATCACTTCCTTTTATTTTTTATCTCTGTATTTCTTTGGTGTGAACTTTTGCTTAGCATTGATTTTTGCGATTGTGATACTGTTCTGGAGGCTTGCTTTTAATAATTCTCTTGTCTGGTCATCAAGCGGCTCTCCAGAGAACATCAATCCATCCTGATCGGATTCTAACTGATCGAGAGTCTGCTCCAGTCGTTTGGCAATGTCTCTTTCATCTTTTTTGTTTAATATAGTAGAAGACTGTGATTCAGGTTCTTCCCATCCCATCAAATAAGCAGGGGATACATGGCATAAATTAGCAACAGCCTCTATTTTATCAGATGGTATATTTGTAATAAGATTATTTTCATATTTATATAGAGTTTGTTTAGATACATTTATTTTTGTTGCAAAGTCTATTTGACTCATACCAGTTTTTTTTCTTAGTAACTGTATTCGTTCACCAACGGTCATCACTTCATCTCCTTTCTGAGTAACTTAATATTATCACAAAAATGTTATAAAATCAATCAAAAATATCTTGACAAGTTACTTTTGGGTGTTATAATGGAAGTAACTTAAAAAGTTACGGAGGTGAGAAAGTGATTAGAACAGATAAACTTCGTGGAATTATATCTGAAAGAGGCATGTCACAGTCAAATGTGGCACATCTAATTGGCATTACACCAAAGACGTTTTATGAGAAAATGTCAAAAGGTGTTTTTGGAAGTGATGAGATCGAAATTATGATTAAAGAACTTCATATAGAAAATCCGATGGAAATTTTTTTTGATTTAAAGTAACTTATAAAGTTACTTATGTAACAGGGAGGTGAGGAAGATAAGTGGAATAAAGTTAATAAAAACGAACAATATGAAGATCAGGGTCATAGAGCTTGAAGGAGAACGTTTTTTTAATATTCAAACAGATCGTCCGGTAAAATTACCTAAACGAAGAGGGATGAAAATTAAAAGATTTTTATATAAAGCTGTTTCGGCAAAAACAAAAAGGTTTCTACGCAAGAAGAAAAAGGAATATAAAAGAGAAAAAAGAGAAGAAGAGTTCAAAAATAAAGCACAGGAATTTATGGCTATGCTAGATGAACAAAAATTTCTTCAAATGATGGATGAAGGAGAAGTTTTGGAAGCTGTAATCAGTGGAGAGAATGAACTTCTGGAAGAATTACTTGGTGAAATAAAAAAAGAACTCTCCGAAATGATAACGGAGAGTTGAAAATTAGAAAAAGGAGTTGCTGAGAAAGTCATGGATTAGTTTTAAGGCTTGATCAATAAATGTTGTAGCAAACTTTTCTGATGCTGCTACTAATAGGGTTTCTAAAATAACAGAAACAACGTAATTCTTTGGTTTTGGAGCTTCTGGATGTTGATCATATAACTTATCAAGTTCATTAGCTATAGTTTGAGAGACTGACATATTAGCTTGTTCTGGTGTAAGGGAAGCTTTGAATTGATAAACCTTCAGTTGAAGGTGTGTGTATTGAGATAATTCTCTATGTGTGAAATTAGATAATTCTTTATGCGTTGCCAAAACAGTGTTCTCCTTTCGTAAATACTCGGGCATGGCAGTGCCCTGTAAGTAAATTATACGAAAAGAGCTAAAAATTGACAAGTCAACGAAATGACAGGGAGGTGAGGAAGATGACGGAAGAAGAAATAAGAAATCGAGGTATCTCTGAAAAAGTTAGATTATCAATCACTTGTAATTTTACAAGCAGGTATCAAGATGCTGGCAGCTTACCAGAAGATTGATAAGAAACCGGCTGCATGATGATGGGAGGCTAGGAAAATGACGGAAGAAGAAATGAAATCAAAAGATACTAAAATAACTGTACTCATTTTAATAAGCACAGTTATTTCAGCAGTAGTTTGTTTAAGTCGTTGGGTAGATAAAAAACAAACTAAAAAAATTGATATCGATACAATTTGTGAAGAATTAGCGGATCAGATTAATCATCTTCAATCTTAAGAAGATCTACACTTTGTAAAACATCAATCGTAGAGTCAATGGATGATTTACAAAGAATTGGAATAGTATTCGCGGTAAACGTAGCGAAAAATTATTCAAAATTAGATGATTCATCACGAGATTCAAATGCAATTTCTTTAATTTTGGATTTTAAATCAGTTATTTGACGACTATAGATTTCTTCACAAATAGAATTTAGTTCTGATTTCTTCATAACACACTCCTTTCGTAAGACTCAGGCATGGCAGTGCCCTGTAAATTAATTATACGAAAAGAGCTAAAAATTGACAAGCCAACAAAATGACAGTGAGGTGAGGAAGACGAAATATATACACATTCCAAGTTTTGTAATAGTGGGAGTTCTTGTTTTAGAAATATATACACTTATTAAATCATGGAAAGACATAAAAGAAGAAGATCCCTTAAAAGAAATAAAAAGAGATCTTCTGATCCAAAAAACATTAATATATGCAATCGTGATGACAATATTTTTATCTGGAACTTTTAATTTTGGGAATTAGATTTATTTTGCTGGATTCGAAGTTCTTTATCTTTTTGATCCAGTTCACGGTCTTTTTGATCCAGTTCGCGATCTTTTTGTTCTAGTTCCTTTTGTTTATATTTTTTATCAAATTTTAGTTGTTCTTTAGCTATTTTATTAGATTCAATCTGAATTTTATTGGATTCAGCTTGGAGCTGATTGGAGATAAAACCATTATATGTATTTACAGCTAAAAGAATTAAATTCAAAATTGCGATTAATGTATTTACTTTGATTGTTTTAGTTTTGGATGATCTGTTTTCAAAAACAGGAGTTGGATCTTCTAGGTTTTCAGAAACTGCATCCGCAAAATCAACAGGGACAGCAACATGATCATCATCAAAAACAAAATCTTCAATAGTATAGGTTGTTGGATAGCCGGCAGAAGAGAATAGTTTTTGAGAAACAGTTATTAATTCTATAGCTTGTTGTTGAACAGAAGAAGTATATGTATTTTGAAGTTTCTGTATACTTTTCTGCAAACTACGGATAGAAGAACTGTTTAAATATGTATCTATTATGCATGCTGAAAGTTTAATTGATGGTGTAAGCATGGATTTCTTAAGACCAACAGGTACAGCTTTAGAATTTAAAACAGCTACATATTGCATTTTGCGAGCAATGGATTGAGCAGCAAAAGCTTTTGCATAAAACTTAGAATATTTATCAAATGGTTGTGTGAACTTTTTGTATGAATCCAAAGTTTTTTGAACAGCTGATAATTCTTTAGAAGTCATAAGTTTTTTATCGTATTTCATAAGAATCTCCTTTCGTAAATACTCAGGCATGGCAGTGCCCTGTAAATTAATTATACGAAAAGAGCCAAAAATTGACAAGCCAACAAAATGACAGGGAGGTGAGGAAGATGCAGGAAGAAGAAATAAGAAATCGAGGTATCCGATGCGCGTTGAGACATATGCATTCATTAAGAGTGCAGGCTGCTGGTGGGAAAAAGGCAGATTTCATAGAGCCCTGTCAGCAGTGTGGAGAATTTGATGTCTGTGAAGCAGATTGGTCAGAGACTACAAAATTGATCATGAAAGAATCAGGATATCTTGATTGCGATTAGAAATTTAAGAGCACCGAATAAATCGGTGCCACATAAATCTATAAAGATGTCGGAGCTGATAGAAAAACAGGACATTTTTTCTGCCCATATGGACAGGCAGAAAGTTTAGGACAAATAAAATCAGACTTTTTAAAGTGTTTAGTTAATGTTCCAGTCATGGGAACTTCTTGATACAAAACTGAAATTTCCATTTCAGAATTTGTATGAGGACAAAGATTTTTAAAACGTTTTGTTTTCATTGTGAATTGTTTCCTTTCATTAAACTCGGGAAGTGCGATTCCCTGTAAATTAATTATATGAAGAAAGTTAAAAATTGACAAGTCAACGAAATGACAGAGAGGTGAGGAAGATAAGTAACAAGAAAACGATTTGCCCAAATTGCAATCATGAAAATAAGAAAGAAGCAAATTTCTGCGTAAATTGTGGTCAGAAATTAAGAGAGAGTTGTAAATGCTGGGTAACAAAACAGGACAACTATTCCTGTGGAGAGAAGAATTGTCCTGGATATAAGCTTTTAACGCAATTAACAGAAAAAGATATTCATTGCATGGCAAGGATTATTCAGAGTTCTGTATTTGCAGAAGGTTGGATTTTTTGCGGATGCCAATATTGTAAATATTGGAAAGATGGATGTGAAAAAACTTTTGAAGAAGAAAATGGGAGGATACATTACGATGTGATCATGAAAAAACTCCAGCAGATTACTGGGTTAGATATGAGTTTAAATGCCAGCAATCTGAAGGAGAAATTTCAACGTGATTTTACCAAGCAGGAGGTAAGAAAAGTGTCTACAAATGTATTTGAAACAATTAAAAAAATTAATCAAGAAGTAGAAGTATGTTATCAATCACTCAAAAAGGAGTGTAACACATACAAAGAACTTGAAGAAGTAATCAAAGATATTGCATGGTTAGGTAACTATGATGGTTTTGGGATGACAAGAAACTTTCTTGTGAATTTAATGCGTAAAAAAATGGAAGAAGAGAAAAACAATCTGAGTATCCATTAGACATGAGGAGAAAGTAGCATGAAAATAACAACGATATTAATTCTGTGGATGTTTATTATGTGCATGATGAACACTAGAAGATAGGAGATGAAAGATATATGTATTTGGAGGAAAGAGTAGAACAGTTAGAGCAACAAATTGAAGAGTTGAAGGCTCAAAGGCAAAGTGAAAATTATCTAACACCAGCTCAATTTGCCGAAAAAATGAACTGTTCAAGAGCATCAGTGTCAAAAATGACTCAAAACGGAGATGTTAAAGTTATCCGATTAGGAAAACTGGTAAGAATCCCTATGAGTCAATTTGAGAAAGAAGAAAACAAAGAAAAAGCATGGAAGGATGTGGTATTCAAAGGAGCATAGAGAATTTACAAAACAAAGACACTAAAAAATAGAGATAAGTACCTATCTTTCGGGTCTGAAAAGTAAATTTAGATACATAGAAAGGTAGAAAATGAACATATTTGTAATTTTATTTAGAGTGCTTATGATCATCGTTGCAGCAGCATTGATCATAATTGGATGTTTTGACGAAAACGGAATTAGAAAATCGAAGAAAATAGCATTATTAGGCATTGTTCCATTAGCAATGTTCGTAATTAGTTTATGTATTGTGTATGTACCAAGTAACAATGTCGGGATTAGATGGTCGGCATTTGGAGGAACAAGCAACAAAACACTGAATGAAGGAATTGCGATCAAAAGCCCGATCGATAAGGTTTTTCTGATTCCTACAACTGTAGAAGAGAGAACGATCAAGAAAGTAAATGTCCAGACGAAAGACGCTCAATTTGTAACATCTGAGGTAAACGTTAAGTTTAAAGTAAATCAGAAAGATGCATTTAAAGTGTACAAGAGATACACTACATTGGACAACTTAAAGCAGAACATTATCAGCAATTATGCGCAAAAATCAATTGAAACTGTAGTGACTCAGTATAACGTCATTGATGTTTTGGGAGCCCAAAAAAATGAAGTTTATACAATGGCAACAAAAGATTTACAGCAAATGCTAAAATCTGAAGGCGTTGAATTAATCCAGTTAACTATAAAAGACATGAACGCAGGGGACGAGATTGAAAAAGCGATCGCAGATGAAGCGGTAGCCAAAAAGAGAGTTGAGACAGCAGAGCAGAATAGACTCAAAGCAAAAAAAGATGCAGAAACTAAGGTAATTAACGCAAAAGCCGAAGCGGATGCAAATAAGATTCTTGAAAAGCAGATGACAAACAAAATTTTAGCACAGCAATGGATCAAAAAATGGAATGGAGAAGTTCCAAAGGTATCAGGTGACAATAAATCAATGATTAATATTGGAGATCTGATTAAATAAAAACTTATGCTTCAGACTCGAAAGATGGGTATTTACCTCAACAATAAAGAGAACAGATGACTTTTTGAAGTGACCAAAGAAAGCAGAATGACTATCGCATGATAGGACCAACAAAAAACCTCTATTCAATATAACAACCCCTATATATGAATGAATCAACAACTTTTATTTAGTAACTAATAACAAAACCGTTAATGTTATTTTACATATCGGAAATTACATACAATTGGTCACTTCAAAAAGTCATCTGTTAGAAAAGTAAAGGAGAAATAAAAATGACACAAGAACAAATTAATTATATGAAAGAAAAACTGATCAACCTAAAAAAAAGAGACATAGCCGGAAAAATAACTATGGGAGAATATCTTACAGAGCTTCTTATGATTTCAAATGTTTATGTTCAAGAAGTAAATAAAGCCATTCTTCCATTAAGTGATGCTACAGAGCCTATTGCGGTTGCATCATTACTTTATCTGGCAAAAAGCATGAAAACACAAATGAGTGCAGAGACTATAGAAATAGCAGAAAGAATAGAAAAATTAATGGAATCATCTTTTTCAATGACACAAACAAGAAAAAAAGACGCTTATTAAAAGCGTCTTCCTTGCGAAAAAATCGCAAATGCATATTTCTAATCAAATTAAGTATACCATTATTTGCGATTTTTTTCAAGGGAACAGTACATGAAGAGGAAATATACAGATGACATAACAGATTTTACAGAACCATTTTGGGATAACCTCTGTCCGGTATGTAAGAAACGATTTTGGTCGGTTTCTTTGGACTGTGTATGTCCAAAGTGTGGGAATTATGAGCTGTATGTGTTGAATGAATCAAAACACTTGAAGCATGATGCAGAAGAACTTAAGAAATTCCACAGAAAGATAATGGAGGATAAACAATATGAAGGTAATAACAATTATGAATTATAAGGGCGGAGTTGGAAAGACCGCTACAGCAGTAAATCTTTCTTATAATCTGAGTGAAAGAGGGTATAAAACCTTGCTGATCGATTGCGATCCTCAGGGTAACGCATCCTATTTTTACGGAAAGTATGATGAAAAGAAAAAAAGCTTAACAGGAGTCCTCCAGGGAATGTATACCTTGGAAACTGCGATCAGAAGAACAAAATTCAAGAATCTGGATATTGTGCAGGCTGACCGGAAATTAGAATTTGTAAAGATTTACAGTCCAATTGAATTAAAGGACCAGATCCATCAGTTAGGTGAAGATCGTTATGATTATGTGATTCTTGATTGCCATCCAACGTTCGAATTATACACAAAAATTGCACTTGTTGCCGCAGATCTTTGTGTGGTTCCTGTGAAACTGGATCAGAACAGCATCAATGGATTAGCTTTTTTTGATGAACATTTTCAAGATATCTTAGATCTTGCACCAGATTGTGAGTATAAGGTTTTGATCACGCTTTGGAAACCGACAAAAGCAAATAAGATCGGACTGATCGATCTGGTAAACAGACATCAGTATCCGATATTCAAGAGTCTGATCAGAGATTGTGCATCCGTAAATTATTCTACATATCGCAGAATGCCGCTTAGAAAGTGCAGAAGTACCAAGAATGCATGCCTAGATTATAACGACTTTACAGCCGAATTGATTCAGGAGGTGCAGTAAATGGACATGAATGACATCTTAAAAAGTATTGGTCAGAAGCAGACACAGGAAAAAAAGAAAGCTGCTCCAAGAGTGCAAATGATCCATTATACCAAGCTAAAACCTAGTCCAGATAACTTTTATGACACAGAAGGGATTGAAAAGCTTGCAGCTGCAATCAGAATTGCAGGAGAGATAAAGAATCCGTTGCGTGTCCGAAAGACGGACATAGATGAGTATGAGGTGAATGAAGGGCACCGCAGAAGGTTGGCAACGATTTATAATGTGGAACAGCTTGGAATAAAAGAATTTGAATTTGTTCCGTGTGTTGTGGAAGACACGACAAGTACGATTGGTAAATTAAATCTGATCTTAAGTAATTCCACACAGCGAGAGCGTACGGAATATGAGAAGATGCAGGAAACAGCAAAGCTTAGAATCTTATTAGAGCAGTACGCAAAAGAAAATGAGACAAAGATACCATCGACGGATATGAGAAAGATGATATCAACAATTTTAGGCGTTTCAGGAACGAAAGTTGCACAATTAGAGAGTATTAACAGGAATCTTGTGGATGAAGCAAAAGAACAGTTTAAGGATGGAAGTATGCAAGTATCTGTTGCAAATGAAATGGCAGGACTACCGGAAGAGATACAGAGAGATCTATCAAAGCAGGAAGATATCAAATTATCTCAGGTAAAGGAGATTAAGGAAGCTTCCAAAGAAAATGCAAAGATAATGTGTAAGTATGATAATTCAAAGAACTGTCATACGAAGCTGATTCAGAGACAACAGGAACATTTAGATACAAATGGGCAATGTTCTGGTTGTTGCAGATTGTGTGATCATCCAAGTAACTGCCGTTATAGGTGTGAAAATACGCCATTAGGATGGAAGCCAAATAAGGAAATTACAAAGTGTGCTTATAACGAGAAATATCAATGTAATATCAATGAAATCATTGAGAAATACAAAGCAGACAGAAATATCGCAGAGTGCCCAGGATGCTGTAAGTTGTGTGGGTATACATTCGAATGTGAGTATGTTTGCAAAAACGTGTTAGAAAATAAAAAGATATCAGAAAAGGATCTGGAAAGTGTAACGTTTACGTTCCAAGACGTAAAGACAACGCTTAGATATATCAATCAACAGATTTCAAAAACAAAGATGAATGACAAAGAAACAATCGTCAGATTAAAAGTAATATCTGAGTCATTAAAAAAATATTTGAAAGAAATGAAGGTGGTTACTGATTATGGCAGGTAGAAGAATGGTAAATATCCGGATCATTGACAGTGACAATTTTCTGGAGCTTCCGTTATCGACACAGGCGCTGTATTTCCATTTGCTGTTACGTGCGGATGATGATGGTTTCATTAACAATCCAAAACGAATACAGCGCATGATCGGAGGGAGTGAAGATGATTTTAAATTACTGATCGCGAAGCAGTATATTCTTACATTTTCATCGGGAGTGATCGTGATCAAACATTGGAGAATGCATAACTGTATCAAAAAAGACCGATATCACGAAACAGACTGTATTAATGAGAAAAATATGCTGTATTTGAATGAAAATAAGACTTATACGTTTGAAAAACCGCAATGTATCCAGAATGGAGACAATTCGGAACCAGAATGGAACCCCAGTCTAGGTAAGGTTAGTCTAGGTAAGGTTAGTCTAGGTAAGTCTAGTATAAATAATAACATACTGCCGGAGCAAGCCGGACAGCAGAAGCAGGAACAACAAAAACTGGAGAATGATAACAAGGATTTTGAACAGCTCTATCAGGGGGCAAGAGAATATCATATGCCGTTGAAGGATGGCAGTGATTACGTGGTCACTGAGAACGACGTTGAGAGATTTGAACAACTCTATCCAGATCTTGATATCCATGCAGAGATGAGAAAAATATATGCTTGGCTGATTAATAATACCAAGAAACGAAAGACAAAACGAGGTATGCCTAAGTTTTTAAACGGCTGGATTAATCGGTCATATGTCCAGTTTGTCCAGGAACCAAAGGCACGAGCTAATGCTCCTAAGCCACAGATACAGCACAATTTCACACAGAGAAATTACGACTTTGATGATCTGGAGCAACAATTACTGAGAAAGCAGCAGGAGGGAATGTGATGGCAAAGAAAAGACAATATGCAAACTCAAATCCAGTAAGGTTGAATCCAGTAAGTTTTGAGATGATTGAAGAAAAACTGAAAAAGATAAAGCCTGGAAAAAAGATAACGATTTTTGTACCAAGAAAATTGACACAAGACAACAAAGAACGATACAGAGTAGTGAAAGGCGAAGTCGCTGCGATCTACAGCAAGATGGTTCATGTTTGTGTTAAAGCAGGAAGAAGTGCTTACAACGAATGTTTTTTGAAAACAGATCTGTATCGATGGCAGTTTAACGTGAAATAAACGAAAAAAGAGACAAGAACTTACGAGAAGTCCAATGCCTCAGAACAAGTATAACACATTCAGGAGGTATTGAACATTGGAAAATGAATTTGAAAAGGCAAAAAAATTTTTGAAAAAGATCAGATGGATCGACAATGAAATTGATGCATTGATTGAAGACAAGAAAAGCTATATGGACCTTGCAACAAAACGGACAAGCACCTGGGATGGATGTGGAGTACATAATTCAGGTTGTAAGGACCAGATGGCAGAAGTGACTGCAAAGATTGCTGACATTGAGAATGAGATCTGTGCAAAGATTGACAGATTGTTGGATTACAAAAAGAAAGTATCGAAAGTGATTGAGCAGATCGAGGACAAAGAGTGTCAAAAGATTCTTGTGTTAAAATTTGCAAGATATATGCCGATGGTTGATATTGCAGACAAAATGAATATGGATCGAAGTACGGTTTATCGAAAGTATAACAAAGCAATTAAAGCAGTACAGGAGATTTTGTCAGAGTCTGACAAAGAAAAACAGTGATGAAGAATGATCTGACGGCTTAGATCTCTGCCTGATATAACATGTAAATTATTTGTTGTTCTGCCAATCGGTGCTATATGTTGGATTCGGGCAGAGATCCAAGCCGTCAGGCTTGACACTGGATGTTTTATATACCACACGAGACAATTAAATAAAGATCCAGTTGCAATATAACTCATAAGAAATGCAAAAACTAATGCAGGAAATGCCCGGCTTCGGTCGGGCAGAAAGGAGAAATGTGCCGAAAAGACAGTTCACAGAAGAATTTAAAAAGAAAACGATAAAGAACATGATCCGGTGCAAATTAACAACAAAAGAAGCAGCCCAAAAGGCAAAAGTAACAGAAACAGCAATCGGATACTGGGAAGATAGATACTATTACGAGGCAATGCAGGAATTGGCAGATGAAAAGCGACAACGAAAACGGAGTGCTGCACAAAAGGATAATAGAAAATCTGTTTGGCACCAGGTGAATAGTATCGCTGGATATTGGAGGTAAGAAATTATGAAGAAAAAATTGATTAAATGTCCTTATTGCGGAAGTGCTAGTGGAGTATGTAATGAATTTAAAGTATGTGGAATTGAATACTATAACTTCAATGGGTTGTTTAATGGAGAAGAAATAACAGGCCCTTACGAACACACTAAATACGTGGAGTGCATTGATTGTGGTAAACGCATTATGACATATGAAAAGTTTGCGGAGAATTATATATAGGAGTAATTAAGAAACTTTGAAGATTCATATGAAATTGAGATGATGATCGGAGCATTACAGAAACTGCAAGAGGTAGCAGCAACGAATATTGGTAAATTTGTAATAGAAGATGAAAAGTTGCAAAAATATCTTAAAAGTGAGGAAAAATAATGGATGATAAGAAAAAACAATTGCTGAATAAGTTGAAGGCATTGGCAGAGCGAGGCGTTGGTGGCGAAAAAGAAACTGCACAAAGAAAACTGCAAGAACTAATGGAAAAATATGAGATAGATGAAAATGATTTATCAGATGACAAGAAAGAAAAATATCAATTTAAATATAAGAATGAGTTTGAAAAGAAACTGATTAAACAAATAGCATATAGAACTTTTAAGAAAGAATGGTCTGAAAGAATGTATACATATTCAAGAGGAAGAGGAAAAAGATCTATCATGCTGATAGAGTGTACAAAAGCTGAAGAAATACAATTAAGAATAGAATATGAATTTTACAAAGATTTATGGAAAGAAGAAGCAGAATTTTTATTTAACGTTTTTATTCAAAAACATCGGATTTTTGATCCTGAGGGTAGCTGTAAAAAAGATCATTATAGAATGAAAGAACAGGATCTAAAAAGAATGTCAATGATGGAAATGTTATTACAAGATAAGACGATGACCAAGATGCTAGAGGCAAGAGAATGACGAAAAAAGATGGGGAAAACCTCATCTTTTTTATTATAAATATTGACATAGTGTGTACACTATAGTATAATATAAGTATGAAAGGAGGAAAGCTAATGAAAAAGAAACAAAAGAAAAAGCTTGCAAAGTTGATTATCAAAGCAATAACAGCAATAGCCCTACTGATTAGTGCGATAGCTCAACTTATACAAGCCCTTAACTAATAAAGCCCTATTAGTTAAAACAACAGAGGAAAGGGAGAGAAATCTCCCAATCCTTTGTAACAATAGTATAACACACATTAGCTTAAAAGAAAAATGAAGAAGATAACATTTTATGACATGGTATTACTGTTTGCGATCGTGTTACAGTTTGGAGAGAGAAGTATTTACACAAGTTTGATATTATTGTTCGCATCAATACTTGAACTGATTGACGTACTTCCGAAGATTGTGAGGTTGATAAAACATGGAAAGTAAAGCAAATCCACAGACAAAGGCAAGTGCAAAGTGGAATAAAAAAGCAGGATATGTAGCCAAGAGTTACAAGTTAAAAAAGGATACAGTGGAAGCGTTTGCAGAAGCATGCAAGACGGCAGGGGTAAGTCAGGCAGGTCAATTGACCAAAATGATGAATGATTTTATTCAAAAAGTGGAAGAAAATTAAAAGATGCGACACTTTGCGACACTTACATGTGTTATTATGGCATTGTAAAGAAATGAATAAAGAGGAAAAAGCACATTGGACAGATTCTGATGTGCTTTTCTTATGCCTAAAAGAAGGTGAAAGAGATTGAACACTGTACAACCAATCAGGGACATGAATACAGTTATGGACATTGCACGATATCTGAAACAGAATAACGAGAGGGATTATGTGATGTTTACAACAGGAATTTATTCAGGGTTGCGAGTGTCTGATATTCTGAAGCTTCGTGTCAAAGATGTTCGTGGGAAAGATTACATAGCCATGAGAGAGAAAAAGACAAAGAAAGAGAAGCGTTTTATCATCAATAAGAATCTGAAAAAGATACTGGAAGCGTGGACACGAGGGAAAGATGATCTTCAATATCTTCTTGAGAATCCAGCAACACATAGACCGATCAGCAGGCAAAGAGCTTGGGAAGTGATGAGGGATGCAGGAGAAGAGTTTGGAGTTTATAATCTAGGAACACACACTATGAGGAAAACATTTGGTTATCATATGTACCAAGCAAACCATGATGCGGTTATGCTTATGAAGTTATTTAATCATTCAGATATCCATGTAACACTTAGGTATATAGGAGTTGAACAAGATGAAACAGATCAAGCGATTTCAAAATTGGATTTTGGCGTTTGATTTTTCTTTTTGTACAGAAAAGTTAACTCAAATTTGTTGTGTAAAGTTACATGACAAAAAATAAGGTGCATTTATAAGAAAGAAAAAAAACTTTGCAAGTTTACAAAATTATAAGATATGTCAAGTCAAACAGAAAAGATAAGGCGGAATTAACTCAGCGGTTAGAGTGGTGATCTTATAAATCACTGGCGGTTGGTTCGACTCCAACATTCCGTATTCATCCAGGAGATGTAACAGTCAACTAAGACAAATAGCCATACTTAATTTTTGTCAGAGTCTGACAAACTTCTGGATGTTATAACGTGGTAGTTGTTAGGAACAGGAGCATTAAAAAATATAAGAATGTTGCTTGGTCATTCTTTATCCTCCTTTCACAAAAATGTTTATTTATAGTTGCAGTCAATAAGTTAATTAATTGGTACATGGGCGCAGCTCCTTCAGGTTCGATTCCTGATACCACGATTTTTGTCAGAGTCTGACAAAGTTATAAAGCAGAGTAGAGCAGTGGTAGCTTGTCAGCCTCCTTAGCTGAAGGACGGTGGTTCGATTCCATCCTCTGCAATTTAGAGAAAGGAAATAATGTATGTTGAAATCATGTCAGTATTGTGGTCGTATTCATCCGAAGAATTATGATTGCGGTCGCAAGCCGAAAAGAATTAAAAGAGATACAAAGGCTTATAGGTTTCATAGAACGCAGGCATGGCAGGATAAGAGTATAGAGATTAGAAGACGAGATCATTACTTATGTCAGTGCTGTATCAGACTCATGCATGGAACAATGAGAAAACATAACTATGATGATTTATCAGTCCATCATATTGTGCCAATTGCAGAAGACTATGAGCAGAGATTGGATGATGATAATCTGATTACTGTATGTGGTCATCACCATGAGATGGCAGAGTCAGGACAGATAGACAGAGAGGTACTGCATGAGATCGCAAAGGAACAGAATGAAAAGAGAGATATGCATGGCTGAGCGAGGGTGTTCCAAGGTATCCCCCCCGGGATTAAAATTTTGAAAAAAGAAACGCCGTCCAGACCGACGCCCCATCTTTCTTTTTAAAAAATTCCCACATCAGCATTTCAAAAGGAGGTGGCTTAGATATGCCGACACCAACAAAACCAGTAAACGTGATCCGCATGGAAGGCAAGAGCCATCGGACGAAAAGAGAACTGAGATCAAGAGAAAATGCAGAAAAGAAGCTTTTGACAGGTGAAAAGTTAAAGGAACGAAACGAGGTAAAAAGTGATTCAGTTGCGCATAAAGAATTTTTAAGGATCAAAAAACTACTTGAAAAAATAGAGAAAAATGATGACCTGTATAGCAGTGTGATCAATCGTTACTGTCAATTGTATGCAGAATGTAAAGATTTTGAAGAAAAAAGAGAAGCAATTTATAAGCAGTTGCTTGATCTTCAGGAGAATTATCAGAAGATGATTGATGAGGAAGAAATGACGATCAAAGAATACTACAATCTGGAGTTAGGAATGCAAAAGAATCTAATCTCCCTGGATAAACAGGTGCAGACAAAGCGAAAAATGCTTCTTGATATTGAGAAAGAAAATATTATGACGATTGCATCCGCGTTAAGGTCCGTTCCAAAGAAAGTTGAAAAGAAAGATAATCCTCTTTTGGCGGCTTTAAATGGTTCATGATGGAAGAGCATACAAGTATGCACAATGGGCACTCAATGAAACAGATGGAATGGTACCGCATTATGTGAAATTACAGGCAAAGAAATGGATTGACATTGCAGATGATACAAATGCTGATGCTTATGTAGATGAGAAAGAATATGAGAAGATATGTAACTTATTAAAGCTGATGGTTCATCCAGATGTGCATTGCAGCATTTATGATGCAATGGAAGATTATGCATGGCTGTTGATCACAGCGACACTTTGTACGATGTGGAGAGAAGGAAGTGAGATCTATGATGATAACAAGGTTAGTTTTGAATCTTGCAAGATCAGATATTACACGACAGCGTTGTTGGAGATATCGCGTAAAAATCATAAAACATTTTATTGCGCGGTGATCATAATCTTATTGATGCTGACAGGTGTTGGATTTGGCAGATATTTTTCTGTTGCTCCAACGTTGGCACAGTCTTCTGAGGTAAAACTTGCAGTTCGAAAGATTCTGAAAAGCAGTCCTTTATTGATGGATGAGGAAGATCCAGCATTTAAGATTTTAAGAAGTGAAGTAACTTGCAATATTAACGAGAGTGATTTTACACCGCTGGCATATAGCAATGACAACTTAGATTCCAGATTGGCGAATGCATTCGTTGCAGATGAAGCTGGTGGAATGGATTCATATCCACTGGAAGCAATGCGATCATCTCAGATCGAGATCATTAATAATCTCGGAATGGTCATAAGTACGCAGTACCCGAACGATGATAATGTTTTCATTGATGAGGTTGATATTGCAAAAAAATTATTAGATGGAGTACTTGAGTCTGAGGACGTTGGTACATATTTTTCTCTGCTTTACGAGCCGGATGATGAGTTGAAAACAGGAGAAACATGGCAGAAGGATGACCGCTGTATTTATCAGTCTAATCCGATCGCAGTGGAGAAAAAGGCAGTATACAAGAACATTGTAAAGAAAAGAACCAGTGCAATTCTTTACGAGAACAAGAGAGAAAACTATTTATGCAAACATAATAATATTCGGTATAAAGGTCTTGGTGTTGAAGGTTATATTGATATCCAGAAAGTCAAATTATGCCGGGATGAGATAGAAAAAGAGTGGTGGCAAGGCAGAAAAGTCTGGATCGGACTGGATTTATCTCTGTCAGAGGATAATACAGCAGTTGCGATGGTTACAGAAGAAGATGGAATTATTTATACGAAAGTGCTTGGATTCTTACCAGATGGAAGGGTTGAGTATAAAACAAATAAAGAGCATGTAAATTATAAACGCTGCATCGATCATGGTGACTGCATCGCATGCGGTGATGAAGTCATAGATTACAGAATTGTTGAAAATATAATCATGACTCTGGAAGAAGAATATGGAGTGACGATCATGCAGATCGGATACGATAAATGGAATGCAATTTCATCTGTACAGAAGTTTGAGGCAGCAGGATATGAATGTGTTGAGATCAAGCAGCACAGTTCAGTACTTCATGCACCAACCAAACTGTTGAAAGAAAAGATTTTATCCAAAGAATTTGTTTACAATTCGAACAGATTGTTAGAGATTAACTTTCAGAACGCCAGATGCACCGAAGACACAAACTTAAATAAATATGTAAACAAGAAAAAATCTGCTGGAAAAGTAGATATGGTAGTGAGTTTGATCAATGCTATGTACTTATTACAGCAATATATGTTGTATGGAGTGGATGATTTCTCTGTACAGACAGCATAGGAAGGAAAGAAAATGGCATTTTTTAAGAAACGAGAAAGAGCAGAGCCGGAACAGGACAATAAAGAAAAGAATGAAAATGATTGTGATGATTTATTGATCAGTACATACCTCGGGAGGAAGAATATCACGCGAGAAATGGCAGAAGAGATTCCGGCAATTCAAGGAAATCTTGATCTGATCGTAAAAACAGCCGCTAATGTGCCAATACGTTTATACAAAAGGAATGGAAAACGTGTTGAGGAAATTGAAAATGATCACAGAGTCAGCCTGTTAAATGAAGATACAGGTGATACATTGGATGCAAAAGAAATGAAACAGGCATTGTTTCGAGACTATTTCCTTGGTAAAGGCGGTTATTGTTATGTGAATCGAGAGGGACTTAAAATCAGATCTTTACATTATGTGGATCAAAGGAATGTTGGAACTGCAAAAGATCCGGATGTGATTTTTAAGAGATATGTGATCCTAGTACAGGGAAAATCTTATTTTCCTGAGGATTTTATTACGCTTCTTCGGAATACAACAGACGGAGTGAAAGGACACAGTATCATTGAAACGAATAAAACCTTGATTTCTATCATGTACAATAACATGAAGTATGAAGAAACTCTTGTGAAGACTGGTGGAAATAAAAAAGGTTTTATAAAATCACCAAGATCGCTGACACAGAAAGCATTAGATAGTATCAAGGCAGCATTTAAGAAACTGTATCAGAATAATACAGAAAATGTTGTTGTACTGAATAATGGATTGGAATTTCAGGAATCTTCCAACACATCGGTGGAAATGCAGTTGAATGAGAATAAACAGACAAACAGCAATGAGTGCTGCAAGATGCTTGGTATTCCTTCAACGATGCTGTCGGGTGGTGGAAATGAAGAAGATGATAAGAAATTTATCAAGTATTGTGTCACGAATCTGTTGGATGAATTTATGACAGCGATCAATAAAGTATTACTGCTCGAATCAGAAAAAGGGCAGTATTTTTTTGCTCCGGATATGTATGAATTGACAAAAGGAGATATTGATAAACGTTACAATGCATATAAGACAGCAACAGATAGTGGATGGTTACAGGTAGATGAGGTAAGAGAACGTGAAAACATGGAACCGCTTGGTATGAATATGATCAAGTTAGGACTTCAAGATGTTTTATATGATCCAAAGACTCAGATGCTATATGTACCAAACACGAATCAGATGCACAAATTAGGAGAAGGAGGTAATGAAGAAGGAGAGTTGAAGTAAGAGCTGGAAAAGATGGAAAAAAGTCTGTCATTATTGAAGGCTATGTGAATGTGACGAATCGAAGATCGAGACCGATTCCAGACGGAAAAGGCGGCTATTTTCTTGAGGAGATTCAGCCGGGAGTGTTCCAGCGAGCAACAAAAAAGGCAGAAGAAATTAAATTATGTCTTGATCACCGCAGAGAAATCGGTGGAACAAAGAGTAATCTGTCACTGAAAGAGGATGTGATCGGATTAAAGGCACGTGCAGAAGTAACAGATTCAGAAACTGTGAAGGCAGCAGAGGAAAAAAGATTAAGAGGTTGGTCTTTTGGTTTCAGAAAACCAAGAGAAGAACGTGCAGAAGAAAATGGGATGAGTATCCGAAAGATCTCAGATCTTGAGCTGACAGAAGTGTCAATTATCGATAACAAGATGAAACCTTGGTATAATTCGACTACGATTGAAGCCAGAGCAGAAGGTGAGGATGAAATCGAAGTCAGAGCCCAGGAAGATGATCTTGACTATATAAGTAATAAGAAACATGAAAACGATGCAGAAAAAAGCAGAGCAAAGATCAAGAAGATGATCGAAGAAGCCGGAGGTAATATTTAAGGAAGATTACAAGAGTAAACAGCAGACGTATGAAAATGAATATCCAGTTTTTTGCCGGAGAGGGTAAAGAAAAGGATAACATTAAAGCATTAAGAGAAAACAGAGCAGAAAAAGTGGAAGAGTTAAAACTTTTATATGCCACTTTGAAAGCAGAAGAAAGAGCTATTACAGATGATGAAGAAAAACGTGCGGAAACACTCAATGATGAGATTAAGAGAATTGATAAAACCATTCATATCCTTGAAGATATGAAAAAGAATATTGAGGAACGCGGGGAAAGAGAAGATCCAGAGATTGATCCAGATCCAGAAAAAGAAGAAGAGAAAAGAGCAGAAGAGGAAGAAAAAGCCTTTGCAGATTACCTCAGAGGAGTGGTCACGGATGAACATCGTGCTGCAAACATTACAAAAACAGATAATGGGGCAGTGATTCCGAAAACGATCGCGAATAAGATCATTAAAAAGGTGTATGATATTTCTCCAATTCTTGAAAAGACAACAAAATACAATGTAAAGGGTGATCTGGAAATTCCGAAGTATCCAGCAGATTCAGATGATATCACAATGGCATATCATGATGAATTTACAGAACTGGAAGCAAAAGCAGGGAAATTTACAACAATATCTTTAAAAGGATTCTTATCAGGAGTGTTATCACTTGTATCTAACTCACTGATCAATAATTCACAGTTTGACATCGTATCTTTTGTCATTGATCAGATGGCATATAACGTATCACGATTCGTTGAAAAAGAACTTTTAATCGGCACAGATAACAAGATTGAAGGTCTGAAAGGTGTAGTGCTTACTACAACAGCAGAGAAAGCAACAGCGATCAAAGCAGATGAACTGATTGATCTTCAGGATTCTATTAAAGATGCATTCCAGACAGATGCGATCTGGATCATGAACTCCAAAACAAGAACAGCAATCCGTAAATTAAAAGATCAGAATGGAAGATATCTGTTACAGGATGATGTTAATGCACCATTTGGAAAAGTTCTGCTAGGAAAACCAGTGTACTGTTCTGATAATATGCCAGAGCTGGCAGCATCAGTAACAGCAATCTATTATGGAGATATGTCAGGACTTGCTGTAAAGATTGCAGAAGATCTTGAGATTGCGGTGTTACGAGAAAAATACATGACACAGCATGCAACAGGAATTGTTGGATGGATGGAAATGGATTCCAAAGTCGAAAATGAGCAGAAGATTGCAAAAATGGTTATGGCTGCGGAGTAACAGATGAAAGTGAGAGCAAAAGCTGATTTTTATGGATCTATAAAGATGGACAAAGATGAGACACGGGAGATTGAAAATGATCCCGTGATCTCCGATCTGTTAAAAATGGGATTGATAGAGATCCTGGATGAACAGGAAGGCGGTGAGTCAGATGAGAGTGAGCGAAATTGACGAAGATTATCTTGTGAATTATCTGAAACTAGATGAACCAGATGATGACGATATCAAATTTGCTCAAACCTGTCTGGATGCAGCGAAAAGTTTTATCAGAGGGCAGACAGGTCTTGATGACGAACAGATTGATGCATACGAAGATATTACGATCGCAGTATTGGTACTCACACAGGATATGTATGATAATCGTCGGTTGTATGTCGAAAAAAGCAATGTAAATAAGGTAGTGGACAGCATTATTTATCAGTATGCGGAGAATTGGTTATGAAAGAGATCAACATCGGAAAGATGAATAAGAAAATATACATATGTACACCAAGAACAACACAGGATGATATGGGACAGGATATCATGACCTATGAAAAAGGAAAAAGGATATGGGCAACCGTAAAATCTGTGCGTGGCGGTGAATATTATGATGCTTTGAAGCTGTCTCCAGAGGTATCTTATATCATTTATACAAGATACAGGAAGGACATACATCCAGATACGATCCTTATGTATCACGGAAAGAAACTGGAAGTGAAGCATGTAGCTGATATTGAAGAAGAGCAGGTAATGCTTGAGATTCAGTGTACAGAGTATAAGAAAAAAGGAGCAGATCATGGATGGATTGGAATTTGACGGATTGGATGATCTGGTTGATGGATTAGAAAATGCAGTCAGCAAGTATCCAGATCTTGCAGAGGCAGGCCTAAAAAGAGAACAAAGAGATTTTAAAAAAGATATGATCCGTGAGACATGGAGTGCAGTGGATAAGCATACAGGAAATCTTGTACGAGGCTTTCGATTTTCGGCAATTAGAGGAAACAGATCTAATATGGAAACAGATTTCTATGCAGAGGGCAGCAAGAAAGGTGCGCATTTTCATCTGGTTAATAATGGTCATGAAATGGTAACAGTTGTCAGCCGGAACGGAAAGAAAGTTCAAGGCGGTGGGAAGACCGTTGGATTTGTTGCTGGGCGCAGAATCAAAGAACCAGTGATCGAGAGGTGGCATCAAGAACATGCAAAGAGAGCTGAAAAAATGCTGGAAAAGATTCATGAGGAAATTGAAAAATGATACCAATCAAAGAACTGAAAGCAAGTTATATCAAGGTTTTGCGTGAAGCAGTTCCGGGTATGAGAATTTATAGCAATGAAGTAGAGGAAGGTTATGAAACGCCTTCCTTATTTGTTCAGATGATTCCTCTGATATTTAAACAGAGGGAAACAGCAAGTATCACACGATCAAGTTATATGTTTGAAACGACGTTTTTACAGTATAAGAAAAATGATGCCGAACAGCTTGAAATCATAGAAAAGATAAGAGACAAATTAGGTGATCATTTGGAAGTGGAAGATCGGAAGATATTTGTGGAAGAACCAGAGATTCAATACACCGGACAGACTCATAATATCATACAATTTGTTTTCAAAGTTGAATTTTTAGAAGACTGCCGACAGGCAGCAATAGAGCAGATGATGCAGGAAGTTAATATGAAGGAGATGATAACAAAGGGGAACATGCAGCATTAATATAACCTTTATTGAAAAAGCAAAGACAGTGATCGAAAGATCTGGAAGTAAAAACGTAGGTCTGATCATTCCTGGAACAAACAATGACAGGATTTTAAAGATTGCACCAGGAGATAATATTCCAAGTGCTGGGTTAAAGTACAAAGAACAGATTGAGATGGCACTGATTGGGAACACGGTCAAGCCGAAAAAGTTGGTTGTTGCATTTTCAGGAGCAGATCATGCAGAGATTGATGATGCATTAAATGCATTGGCAGATGAAAATGTAAGTTATGCAGCAGTCAGCACACAGACAGAGACAGTAGCATCGAAAGTTGTCAGCTGGGTAAAGGAACAGCGAGAAATTGGAAAAAATATTAAAGCTGTTTTACCAGAAAATGCAGCGGATAATGAAGCAGTCATAAACTTTTCAACAGAAAGTGTATCAATTGTTGATAAGTCATACACTGCAGAGCAGTTTTGTGCCAGAATGGCAGGATTGTTTGCAGGAACACAGATTACAGAAAGTGCAACATATGCAGTGCTGCCAGAAGCGACAGATTGTACACGAATGTCCAAAAAAGAGATGGATTCAGCAATTGATGCAGGAAAACTGATCCTGTTTTATGAAGACGGAGAAGTCAGAGTTGCACGTGCAGTTAATTCATTTACAACAAAGACCGATGAAAAAGGAGATCAGTATAAAAAGATTAAGCTGGTCGATATTATGGACACCATCAAGAGTGATCTGAGAAGCACGATCAGAAATGAGTGGATTGGGAAAAAGGTCAATACTTATGATAATAAATGCCTTTTGATCTCTGCAATTCAGGGATATATGGATGATCTTGTATTACAGAATGTCTTAGAATCTGCAACAGTAGAAATTGATATTAATGGAAACAAACAATATCTTGAACAAAATGGTGTGGATACTACAGATATGAGTAGTGATGATATTAAGAAAGCAAATACAGGAGATAAAGTATATTTAGTTGCAAATATCAAAATGAATGATGCAATCGAAGATGTAACGTTAGAAATCAGCATTTAAAGGTTTGTCAGAGTCTGACAAAGATATTCAGGAGGTAACAAAGGGATAATTATAAACCAGATCATGTCATAAATGGAACATTCGGAAATGTATGGTTAAATGATCAGTACATGGCGGAATCTACGGCGCTACAAGCAAAGTATAAGATTACAAAAAGTGATGTTGTACAGACAAATACGTTAAGCAAAGGGCAGAAGATTACACAGTTAGAAGGAACTGGAACATTAAAAATGAATAAAATTTCTTCTTATATGATCAAACTGTTGCTTGCAGATATTAAAAAAGGGATCATGCCGGATATTACGATCATAACAGCATTGAAAGATCCGGCATCACTTGGAACAGAAAGAGTCAAAATTACAGGAGTTAGTTTCGATGAGCTTACACTGGCAGATTGGGAAGCAAACAAGTTAGGCGAAGAATCCTACCCATTTACGTTTGCTGATGCAGAACCAATCGACTTAATTTAGGAGGATAAGATGAATTTAGTAGAGAAATTATTACAGCTTGACAAGAAAGATGTTCGAAATAGTAAAACAGGAACTTATAAATCAGGAAATATGCAGCAGTTGGTTGGTGATCCAACGATCACAATTCAGGAAATTGATGCGGAGCGTCTGATGGAATTGCAGACATTGCCGCTTGATAAGGCAGGAAATTATAATTTTCAGCAGGGATATGCAGCAAATTTAATGACAGTTGCAGAAGGCGTGATCAATCCAGATCTTAAAAGCAAAGAATTGCAAGAACATTTTGGAGCAATCAATGCCTCTGATCTTGCGAAAATTCTGTTTAAAACAGAAGTGCCGGAGATCGCAACAGAAATTGCTAATTTATCAAGTCCAGATGTTGTCGATGACGAAGAACTAAAAAACTAATTCACGAAAGAGGAGATATACAAATGGCATATCTCCTCTTTCGCGATCATAATATGACTCCGTCGCAATACTATGATCTTGGACCAAATGAGAGAGCAATGCTGAGAGCATTTATAAGACAGGAATGCCAGGAAAGAGAGGAATTGTACAAGGAGCAAAGTAGTTGATGCAACACTACGACTGATAGATAAGTATACCGAACCATTGAAAAAAGCTGCAGAGCAGACACAGCATCAGGTTGGCTACATGAAACGGCAAGCGAACCAGATTAAGAGTGTTGGAAAGAGTATGTCCAGTTTTGGCTCATCTCTGACGAAAAATGTAACAGCTCCGATTCTTGCAACACTTGGAGCAACTGGAAAGATGGCTGATACATTTGAAAAAGATATGGGTCAGGTCAATACGCTTTTGGATAACAAAGAGCATCTGCAAAAGTACAAGGATACAGCGATTCAGGTGTCGAATGATACAGGAATTGCATTAGGAACAGTATCAAAAGGTGTATATCAGACGATCAGTTCCATCGGAGATCTCGGGAAGAAAACACAGGATATCTTTTCAATATCAGCAAGAGCTGCTAAAGGTGGAGGTGCTTCCGTAGCAGAATCAGTAGCATTGATCAGTTCTGGAATGAAAGGCTATGACAGTGTGAATGTCAAGACGGCACAATCAATCAGTGACATGGCTTTTATGACCCAGAAGTTAGGTGTTACGACATACAAGGAGCTGGCATCAAGTATGCAGCCTCTGTTTCCACTTGGAAAATCGTTGAATGTATCATATCAGGAATTGTTTGGAAGTATGGCAACCCTGACAGGTGTGACAGGAAATACAGCGGAAGTCACCACGCAGATGAAAGGGTTGTTTACTGGTTTATTGAAACCAACGGATTCCATGTCGAAATTAATGCAGAAATATGGATATCAAAATGGACAGGCAATGATCAAATCAGAAGGAATGTCTGGAGTACTAAAAATCTTGCAAAAGGAAACAGGCGGACAGTCAGATAAAATGGCAAAGCTGTTCAGTAATTCCAGAGCATTAACAGCGGCGATCGCATTGACTGGGTCACAATATGATACATTTCGAGAGAAAACAAAGAAAATGAATCAGGCATCAGGAGCAACAGAAAAAGCTCTGAAAGATATGAAAACGTCAACGAGTGACATAAGAAAAGCAATCAATTCAGCAAAAAACTCATTGACGGTCTTTGGAAGCTCTGTATTGAAAGTTGTTACACCTGTAGTAATTGATGGCGCAACAAAACTTGCTGATTTTGCAAAGAAATTTTCAAAGCTGAATCCAGAAACGCAAAAATTTATTGTAAGAATGGCATTGACTGTTGCAGCAGTGGGTCCGGTAATAAAAATTATTGGAACACTTACAACAGGAATAGGAAGTCTTGCAGGAAGAATGGTCACGCTGTATGGAAAGTTCTCACAAGCAGAAAGTATATCTGCTTTCTTAGGACCTGGAGGAAAGATTGCCTTGGTATTGGCGGCAATCGCTGTTGCAGCGGTGCTGGTATATAAAAACTGGGATAAAATAACCGCCGGAGCAAGAAAAATGCAGAAGGCAGTTGTAAAGGCGATAAATGATGCAGGCGTTGATACTCAAAAGCTTGGAAAGACAGTGCGCCAGATTGGAACAATGGCAGCTAGTTCTTTTGAAAAAATAGGAAGAGCAGGAGCTGCGGTTGTTAAATTTTTAAGACCAGTTGCAACATTTGTTGCTGGAGCATTTAAACTTGTATTTGGAGCTACATTTAAATTTATTGTAGCCAGAGCATCAGGATGGCTTAAATCAACACTAGATATAATTCATGGAGTTACAACAGCATTTAGTGGCATAATAACATTTTTGGAAGGTGTATTTACAGGAAACTGGAAAAAGGCATGGACTGGTGTAAAAACAATATTCAAAGGAGCATTTGAGGCACTTGTTGGATTTGCAAAACGTCCTTTAAATCAGGTGATCGGGCTTGTAAACTCCGTGATTTCTGGATTGAATGGAATAAAAATTCCAAGTTGGGTTCCGAAACTTGGTGGCAAAGGTATTAATCTTCCAAAGATTCCAATGCTGGCAAGAGGTACAGACAATTGGAGTGGTGGTATCGCTCAAGTTCATGAAAAAGGCGGAGAGATCATAGATCTTCCGAGAGGGACGCGTGTATATCCACATGATAAGTCAGTGCAGATGGCAAGAAATCAGGGAAATAAGACTTATAAGATTGAAAAATTTGCAGATACGATCATCGTGAGAGAAGAAGCAGATATTGATAAAATAGCAGAAAAACTTGCAGAGAAATTAGAAGCAATACCGGCATAAAAGGAGAATGGAAGGGAAATTTGGTTAAATAATGGAAATGACAAGATCCGGTTTCCGGTATTGCCATCTTCCTATAAGATAGGAACATCTGTACAGAATACAACTGAAACTGTACACAGGAAAGGCGAAATAAATATTCTTGGAGACAGAAATTTAGAAACGATTGAAATAAGTTCTTTCTTTCCAGCACAAGAATATCCCTTTTGCCAATATAAAGGATTTGATACAAATCCAATAAACTATATTAATAAAATCAAAAAGTGGGAGTATGAGAAAGTGACTCCCACTTTTGTTATGACAGGAGACGTTGATTTTAATAAAACGGTGTCGATCGAAAGCCTTGAATATGGAAAAGATGACAGCACAGGAGATATCGCATTTACTTTGAATTTGAAAGAATATATTGCGGTAACATATGCGACAGAAAAAAAGAAAACGTCAAATGGAAAGAAAGTAAAAAAGAAGAACAGTAGTAAAAAAAGAAGCAGTAAAAGTGTAAAAACAACATCTTATACTGTAAAAAAAGGAGATACGCTGCGTAAGATCGCAAAAAAGAAAACAGGAAGTTCTTCAAACTGGAAGAAAATCTATACAAAAAATAAAAAAGTGATCGAAAGTGCAGCAAAGAAACATAAAAGAAGATCAAGCAGTAATGGAAGATATATTTATGCAGGCACAAAGTTGGTGATCGAGAAATGAGTTTAAATTTAAAAGTTGAATGGAAGGAAAATGATATTACCAGTACGGTCAGTTCAATTACCTGGTCTGGAAGTGCTTATTCATCTGCCAGATCACTGGAATTTAGTGTAATGAATCCAGCAGGAGATACACACTTTAAAACGCCAGACATTAAATTGGGTGATCTCATATGTTTCTATAATGGAAATGACAAACTATTCCATGGAAAACTGACAAAGAGAGAAAGAAAAGGGGAAGCCGGAACAATTACATATACAGCGCAAGATTATATGTTATATCTGATCCGGAGCAAAGGAACCTATAAATTTAAGAAAAAGAAGCCGGAGCAGATCACACAATTAATCTGCAAAGACTTAAAGATAAAAACAAAAAGTATTGCAAAAACGAATATGAAGATCAAGAAACTATTGTTCCAAGACAAGGAATATTACAACATGATTCTTGCTGCATATTCTAAAGCGTATAAAAAAACAGGCACAAGTTATCAGTTGATCATGGATGGAGATAAATTATCTGTTATAAAGAAGGGATCAATGTTAAATGTAACATTAGATCAAAAAGAAGGTATCACAGAGAGCTCCTACGAGCAGTCAACAGACAGCATGGTAAATAAGGTTGCAATTTACAATTCCAAGAATAAAAGAATTGGAACAGTTTCCAATAAAAATTGGATTAAAGCATATGGAACATTTCAGGATTCCGTCACTGTTGATAGTGGCAATGGAAAGAAAGAGGCTGAAAATACATTGTTGGGTCTGGATACCAGCGCATCATTGACAGCCATTGGAGATATCAGATGCAAAGCAGGATATGGAATCAAGATCAATGATGTTGATTCTGGATTGTGTGGAAAGTTCTGGATTGAGAATGATTCGCATGTATTTGAGAATGGAACTTATATGATGACTCTTGAGCTTGCATTTAAGAATATCATGGAAACAGAAGAAGATGATGCAGAATCAAATGCTTCAGCAACTAAAAGTACAGGTATATTAAATGGGAAAAGAGTAAAGGCATTATTTACAGCATATTATCCGGCATCAAATAAGATTGAGGGCGGTTATTACGATTGCAAGGGAAAGAAACTGGACCCAAGCAAATACACATGTGCAGCACCATCTAGTATAAAGTATGGAAATGAAATACAGGTACTTGGAACAAAGACAAGCAGAGACAAGAAGGTTCATCGAGTCAATGATCGTGGCGGTGCAATCAAAGTTGTGAATGGTGTTTATCACTTTGACCTGCTAATGAAAACAAAAGCTCAATGTAACCGTTTTGGAAAACGTACCGGATACGCAATTATAGGCAATGGTACCGGATACAAGCAAACATCTGCAAGTAATACAAAAGCAGATAAGGTTATAAAGAAAGCAAAAAGTTTTATAGGAGAAGTAAAATATGTCTATGGTGCATCATCTCCACAGTCAGGGAAATCCGATTGCTCTGGGTTTACATCTTATGTATTCAGAACCACGGCAGGTAAAAATATCGGAAGAACAGCGTTAGCACAATCACAAAAAGGAACGAAAGTACAAAAAAAGAATTTGAAAAAAGGCGATCTGGTTATTTTTCAAGGAACATACAAAGCAGGAGCTTCTCATGTCGGCATTTATGCCGGATCGGGAAAGTTTGTGCACTGTTCAAGCAGTGGCGGTGTAAAAGTCAGTAATCTGAATGATTCATATTACGTGAAACACTGGCAACAAGGAAGGAGAGTTCTTTAGTGAATAGTTATGAGAGGCTGTTAAAGATCATGCAGCATCAAGGTAAAAAAGGAAATAATACAGGATTGCAGATGGCAAGGGTGGTACAAGACCAAGTGCTATGCAATGAATTAAAGCTTGATCCAGAAGACTATTACATAGCAGATGGTTTAGTCCTTAATGATGGAGACATGGTTCTGGTGTACCAGATCAGTGACGATAAATACATAATTATATGCAAGGTGGTGAATACATAAGGTTTCCATTTGAAGAAGAGACAGAAGAACTTATCAATGAAGAAGAGGAAGAAGAATATTATCCAAGAGAATTTGATATAGATTTCACTACTGGAAAATTGACAGGAAAAATTGCAGAAGGTGCAAGAGCTATTGCAGTGTGGGCGTATCTGGCAATTAAGATTGTAAGATATAAATATATTCAGTATTCATGGGAATACGGAAATGAAATGGTAAATCTGATCGGAGGAACATATTCTGATGAGTATGTGAAATCTGAAGTAAACAGGATGCTGACAGAATGTCTCGAAGTGAATCCATATGTTAATGGAATTGAGAACTTGGAGATCGAAAAAGTCAATGAAACACTACACATTAAATTTACATTATTAACGGATTATGGAAGTGAGGAGGTGGAATCGGATGTATGAGGACATGACCTTTGAAAATATCATGGTAAGTATGATGGAAGATATGCCGGATGGCTTGGATACAAGTGAGGGATCACTGATTTATCATTCCTGTGTAAAGCAGGCAGCAAGATTGGAAGAGGTGTATGTAGAACTTGCAGCATTAACAGATAACCAATATGCTGATACAGCTGATCTTGATCATTTAGTACAGTTTGGACAAGAAAGAAGGACATACATAGAAGAAGCTACTGCGGCAGAATTTGAAGGAGTATTTAATGTTTCGGTGCCGATTGGAACTGAATTTTCAGGAGATGACTATAACTATATTGTAACAGACGTGATCAATGAAGAAGAACATAAGTACAGACTAGAATGTGAAGATCCTGGAATCGCAGCGAATGGATGGTTAGGGGATCTGATGTGTTTGGATGATATTGATGGTCTGGAAGATGCGGCATTAACCAAGCTTCTGGTAGAAGGAAAAGACGAGGAAGACGAGGAATCTTACCGCATGAGAATCATGGATTCGTTTGGCATTCAGGCGTTCGGTGGAAATCGTGCATATTATAAAGAAAGAATAGGCGCAATTGATGGTGTTGGAGGAGTCAAACCATATCGACGGAAAGGAACAATCATACCAATTGTGATTATATCAGACGAATATAGAAAAGCAGAAAGCAAGCTGATCAATGACGTGCAGACGCAGGTTGATCCAATAGAACAAACAGGAGAAGGAATTGGGATTGCTCCAATTGGACATTCTGTATCGATCACAACTGTGACAGAATATATAGTTAATGTATCTGCAGTTGCTACATATGATACTGGATATTCTGCGGAAGGCTTAAAAACGCAAGTCGAAAATGCGGTAGAAGAATATCTGCTATCGCTGAGAAAGAATTGGATAAACAGTGATTCTATAATCGTGAGACGAGCAGGTATTGAAAACGCTATCTATAATGTAGAAGGAATTACAGATGTAAGTAATATATTGTTAAATGGTGGAACAGAAAATATTACGTTGCAAGAAAATGTTATTCCGGTTAAGGGGGCGGTATCATGCAGCTAAATATTCCTCCTGTGATTGAAAATATAGAAGAAATAAAAGCAATCTATGATGCAGAAGAAAAAGTTGGACAGCAATTAGAAAATGAAATAAGAGATAGAGATCTTGACACCTGTATCCGAACTTCTACAGAATATGGAATTGCACGGCGCGAAAAAATCTTAAAAATACAGCCACAGGATACAGATAGCTTAGAAGATCGAAAATTCAGAGTGCTGACAAAGTGGTATGATGACTGCCCATATACGAATCAAGATCTTATAAACAGACTTGATAATTTGCTAGGCAATGGGAACTATACCTTGGTAATTTTACCAGAAACAATGGAATTAAAATGTCTGGTAGAGTTAACAAGAAAGCAAATGTATAACGATTTCGAGCAACTATTAGAAGAGATTGTGCCACTGAATATGACGATAGATATTGGATTAAGATATAACCAACATGATACATTACATGGATTTACACATGATTATTTACACACATATACAAACGAACAGGTTAGAAATACTGTATTGAAAGGAGAGTAAGATGGCAACAACGACAACAAATTATGGACTGACGAAACCAGAAGGATCTGATTTTTATGATATTGGGGTGCAGAATGACAACATGGATATTATTGATAAGCAGATGAAAGCAAATGCGAAGGATATTGCGCAGTTAAATTCTGATACAAAAAGCATAATACAGTTTTTAGGCAATATGACCACACCTAATAACTCAGAAGGTATCATTCATGCCAATTGGCCCGATAACATGGTGCCAGTAGCTATAAGAGTGAAAAAGTATGATCAATGGCGTTATAACGTATTAGGCATGGCATTGTATGGAAAAAAATTATATTTGATAGAAATCCCTTCTGCATATCAAGGATGTCCTTGTGAAGTTATATGCTATAAGTCAAATTAAAATATTTTAATTCCATAGGAAGTTTTCTTTGATCCATACAAGATCACAGCCAATTTTTTTGTTTTGTGGATAACTATTATTTGTCCATAACACATAACAATTCTCATTGTTAACTTCCTGAGATATTGCTTCAACACGTATATAACCAGTATCATATACATGCAATATCGCAGAACTCAAGCGATAACCTTGTTTACGATCAACATAAAAATAGTTGTTTCCAGTACCATTCAATTCGGCATATTGAGTTACAAGTGCATCTTTTAAGTCAGAATTTAGCTGCGGAAGTCTACGAATCCTCCGCAGCGGAAAAGAGTATAATGCACACAT